GCAGCAGGCGCAACAACAGCAACAAGTCACAGAGCATTTTGTGAATGGCGGAGCAGACCCTCGTAGTGTTCAGCCGACAGCTTCGCCGATCGGTATGGCAGCCATTGACGCCTTCCCTTATTCGGGATGCCCCCTTCCCGACCATACCCCACCCACGTCACGGAATCCATTCATGAACATTCTCCTAGACGACATCAAGTATCACCCTCAACGCCCTGCAGCATCCCCTGTGGATCATCCTGATGTGGCGCAAACGATGGATGACTATTTTCGCATTCAATGGTTTTCGGATCCCACAGACGTCTTTGGAAAGAATCAGGGCCAACGGCAATTTATCACGCAGCCGTCTACCACCGTGCCGAATGATCAAGGGTCGTTTGCGGATTGGCTCTATAAAATCCCTGGAAAGACGTGTAAAGAGGGGGGTCGCGCCGCATGCAAATCAGGCTCGGATGGAGGGCTTCTTCCATGGCTCAGTCATTCTTCGTAATTTCTACGATCATGTGATGAACATATTCCATACTATCATATCTGCCATACACGTTGTAAGACAGTGATGATAATCCATTGGTTGAGATACCTGTTGCCATTTCTTGATGATAGGCGTCTGTATTCCTACGGCATGATTCACCCTCTACGGAGACATTTCGTGAATGCGAAGGAGCGTAACATCGCTTGGTGTCATAAAGAGGCACAATATCGGTTTCATCAATGGGGATGCCATGACGCTCCAAACGGCTACGAAACGTAGTATCCTCTTTCCCCCACCCCGCATACGAAGGATGTCCGTTGACGAGTTCGTATTCTTTCTTCCAACAGGAACAGATCCCTCCCACATTTTCTAGAGGAGTTCCAATCGGATGACGAACTTCATGTGGACGAGGTTCATATCGGATGGATCCCCAATAGGTGGGGTAGAGATCGACATCGTGAAAGATCATGAGACCCTCTGGTCGTGTGACACATGCTTCTAAAAATCCAATGTTCAACAGCGCACCACGATTAAATGGGTCCGCTCCGAGTTGTTCAATCACATAGATTTGCATATCCAATTGATGCGCTTTTATGAATCCTGTAAATCGCGTGATAAACTCATTTAGATGCTCTTTTCGTTTGCGATACGGGATGATGATATTGTATTTCATGGTGTATTTGTTATAGGTGTTGTCTTTTTAAGTGTTCGGAGATACGGCGAGGGTCGGCAATGAAACCGTTGTACTGTTTTCCCTCTGGAATGAAGAACGGAGGTGATACAGATTCCAATGGCGGCTTTCTCTTTTTCTTTCTTGGTTCCCGCCTGTGTTGGACGCACCCGTTTGATACACCGACATAGTTTGGCGGCGAGACTTTTAGACGTTTTCTTGGCCTGCGACTTTTTGGCATATGGCCCTTTTCTACGGAGAGGGGTGTGGGGAAACGAAGTGTCCCCACGTGGCATTCTTTCGGTTCGTGATATTTTTATGGAGAGGGGTGTGGGTTGTCTCCACGAGAAGGGGATGGGTTGTCTCCACAAGAAGGGGGTATGGGTTTGCGAAGCGTGCGAAGTGCCCCCATGTGATATTTTTTATGTCTTATTAGAGATCATGGAGATCAATCGTCTTACCCATTCACGCGATGACCTGTGTGGCATTCAATCCTACTATTCTCAGTCCGTCGGACCGGGTCGCTACACCACAACCAATCTAAACCCCAAGGCTACCGGCGTGAATCCTATTGCGTCCGATCAACTTCTCATGTACCCTCGCGAAGGCTTCGGATTCAACAATGCCGCCATTGATGCCGACTCCGTGCTTCGCAATCAGATAGGATTTACCAACCACCGTTGCCAGATTCGCCCGCAGTCCCGCCCCTTTCTGACGGTTCCCTTCATGGCAGGTGGAAGCCCTTCACGTGATGTGGAGAGCCTGCTTCTTCACTCGGAGCAGGTGCGTATGGGAAAGGAATGCGGAACCGTCTCCGAGCAGTTCTTCTCTCAACAATACACTCCGATGATCCCGATCCTGAAGGACAATATTCAGAATCCGAAGAACATCATCTCGGAAGTCGCCGCCCCTGGATGGATTCATGGTGGAATCCCTTCCCGATCCTATCTGCGTGATGTCAATTGCTAAGTAGCCCCTCTTCCTTTTTTCACAGACAGAAATAGAAGATGAGCAGTGAGAAAGCGCGTGTGTCGCTACAGAATGAGCCATCGGCAGAGAATGTCCCAGAGATAGAAGCGGTAAAAGGCCCATCAGAGAGCTTGAAGGCGCGGAAGAAAGAAGAGGCCCGAGAGAAGCGCAAGGCCCGCATGAATGCCATGTCCGAGAGCACCAAACGGCGGAAGCTGGACGAGGCCCGAGAGAGACGCGCGGCCACGCGTAAAGCCAAGGCCAACACCGAGACCGCGAGCTTTAAACTGCGGAAGTTGGAGGCGGCTCGAGAGAAGGCAGCGGCCACTCGCAAGGCCCGTCTGAATGCCATGTCCGAGAGCACCAAACGACGAAAGCTGGACGAGGCGCGAGAGAAGGCAGCCGCTACTCGCAAGGCCAAGGCCAATTCAGAGACCGCAAGCTTCAAACTGCGGAAGTTGGAGGCGTCTCGAGAGAAGGCACGGGCCGCCCGCAAGGCCCGCCTGAATACCATGTCCGAGAGCACCAAACGACGAAAGCTGGAGGAAGCCCGAGAGAAGTCACGGGCCGCTCGCAAGGCAAAGTTGAATGCGTTGCCTGAACATGAGAAACAGCAGAAGCTGGAAGAGGCCCGAGAGAAAGCACGTGCGTCCCGCAAGGCCCGCCTCAATGCGATGTCTGAGAATGAGAAACAACGAAAGCTGGAAGAGGCCCGAGAGAGAGCACGAGCCGCCCGCAAGGCCAAACTGAATGTCCTTCCCGAGAATGTGCAGGAACAAAAACGTCAAGAGGCACGTGCCAAAGCAGCGGCTACTCGCAAGGCCCGTCTGAATGCCATGTCCGATAACGAACGGCGACGAAAGCTGAATGAGGCACGGGCCAAGGCCGCTGCCACCCGCAAAGCCAAGATCAATGCGATGTCTGAGGCAGAGAAAGAGCAAAAGCGTCAAGAGGCGCGAGCCAAGGCCGCTGCGGCCCGACGTGCCAAGCGCAACGTGCTCCAGGGTCAACCGCCTGCGCCCGCACAGGCATGGATTGCCAACCTTCCCAATCAGGGAGAGGAGCGCCGCAAAGCCATGCTCAAGCGGTTTCAATTGAACACGGCCACCCGACGCCGACTACAAAAAAAGAACCCGTATGTCAAGACGATGAATGACTGGGCAATCTAAATGCATAAGCGGTCTAGTATGCAGCGCGACGCTCTTGGATAAACGAGCGAATCTGTGAAAGAAGGTCCTTCACAGATTGATCCGGTTCCGTAGAAAGCGTCAAGACGGGGAGATTCGTCCCTTGAATCCATTTCTTGTGTTGCGCATCCAGTGCATCCAAATACGCCAGACCGATCCGATCTTCTCCTTGACGATTCCGGATTCCAATGCGTTCTTTGGAAGTGGTTGAGCTGGTCGACAGATAGATGATCCCATGAATGGGATAGGATCGTCCAAACGTGTTGAACCATTCCTGATAGAGGTCCCATTCAATCTGGTTCATATCTCCTGCATCATAGAGCATTTCTGCAAAGACGTTCTTGTCCGTGAGCATGGAGCGCTCCGTCAGGATCACATGCGGCCCCTTCACGGTGGGGTCCAATGCGGCGACAGCCTCCTGAATATTACGGAGACGCATCCGAAGCGCACACGTCTGGAAGGTATAGGACCACCGCTTCTTGTCCTCGTAGAATAACTCCAGCAGGCTCTTTCCGTCCTTGTCAAACATCGTCGTCCATTGTCCTACGGGTTCGTCAACCACATGGAGATCATGGAATTCATTGCGAATGTGATGGAGGAGCGTCGTTTTTCCTGATCCGATGTTGCCGTCCAGCGAGAGGATGATAACGTTCGGAGCAGTGGGAGTGGACATGACGCTAGAGTGGAAGACTAGAGTGGAAGACTATATCCTTTTTCAGAGGATCATTCGTGTCAATTTTTTAAAAAGGAGATAGGTAGTTCATGGCAGTCTATCTAAGTAACCTCTCAGAAGCCTACGGTCCGCTAGTGACAAGCCATTGGGAGAAAAAAGAGAACCCCCAACATTACAATGATCTCCCGTTGCCATGGGCGAGCCCGAACCCTCACCGCCATATCCTCGGTCTCGTGGGAGGAAATGATGTCAGCCCCATCAAGGGCAATCTCGTGGATTTGGAATCGGACTTGAGAGGCATCAATATTCCTCACACGTTTGCTCCTTGGAGACAATATCAGCCTCCCCAACAGCAGAATGAGATTGTGCGAGACAATGTGAAAGGGTCCGTTCAGATTAATATTGAAAAGGCACATTTGCCATCGTATCAGATGATTGCCTATCCCGCGGTCATTGCCCCTCTTCCGATGGTTAGTGAAGTCTGCATGAAACCCGAAAAATACTAATCGCGAGTTTAAAATACGAGAGAGCAGGTACACATTAGAGATTCTCTATGTCCAGTGAAATCATCGCCTATTCTGCAACGGGGATTTCTATTTCCGCGCGATTCATTTTTATGTATTTATTATATACTAAAAAGTCTACGAATCCCTATTCATTAGTGTTTTCAATCATGAATATGGTATCTTCTTCCTTATGGATTACCTATAGTCGTATGATGTTGGACACGCCCTTATTAGTAAGAGGCTCTTCCGATCTCATCTTATTTTCCATTTCCACTCTCTATATTTTCTCCAATCGTTTTTATATGAATCGCATCCAACCCGATGCGCTCTAAGAGTTCCCTCTATCATTCTCACTACTAGATAGAATGTCGTGTCACACTACTCAGCAATCCATGACACGGTTGCGCCATGATCCATTCCATCAAGTGGATGACATGCGCATTACCTCGTATTCTGCCCGATACTATTTGAACCCCCCTGCCATGAATTGTCCGACCACCTTTCCCGTGAACGCCACGACACGTATTCAGAAAAGCGGTGCTTCGTGGGTAGAGGGTCAATGGAAAACGGATGTGGAATCGGACCTCAAAGGCATTTCCCGTTTGGGATCCAAGATCCGATGCAGTCCTGAGTACTCCGACAGCAAGCCCGCTCTCGCTCATGCGGCGGATGAGAATGTGCCTCAGACCTTTGCGCGTCTGGCCAATCCTCCGTGCACCCTACGTGCGACCGGCTGGAATCGGTGGGATACGCTCTTTCATAATCCCCAGGAGACCTTTGAGACCCCGTTTGACTTCTTTATTCCGTCTCGTGACGTGGACAAGGAGAAATACAATACGCATAAGGAGTCGTCGTGCTATGTGCCCTTTCAACAGCCTGCGATTCGTGAACTGAATCATGAGCAGCACATGCACTGATTTGTGGACCCTGAATAGATGAATCGTCTGTATGTGATCATTGGGATAGGCATTTTATTCCTTTTTGTATGCGCGTATCACGTTCGCGAGGGCTTTGCGGCGAGTCTTAGCTGCAGAGATGTCAGCACAAGTGCAGAATCTCATGGAAATGGACATACTATCTATTTGGATCGTCTTAATGTTGCATGCGGACCAAATGAGCTCCTCTCTCAGTTTCGCCTTCAGCACTTGGGTGGTGGGTGGTCTCGCTATAATTACAAGTGCTGTAGTGTGAATGACGTGTCAGGTCCACGAGGTGCTCAAGGAGAACGAGGACCTCAAGGAGGACAAGGCCCTATTGGACCAGTAGGACCGATGGGACCGAAAGGGGTTGACGGAGCAAAGGGTGTTGCGGGCGCGGCGGGATCCGCTGGACCTGCGGGCCCAATGGGCCCTGGAGGAGTCACAGGCGCGAAAGGAGACAAGGGAGACCGAGGTGCAGTGGGCCCTATGGGACCGATAGGGCCGATGGGCGTGGTGGGTCCGATGGGCCCGATGGGTCCACGGGGCGCCACAGGGATGTTGCCCGATTCTTCTTATCTGAATGATAGCATCAAACAGCTTACAGATATTCATCAATCGATGGTGGAACTTGCGGCGCAGAATGCCTAAACGTCCTCCTCCTCAGGCTCCAAGAGCCACATCTGATGCTCTTTCATTTTTGCCATTTTCATATGGCCCACCACCCAATTAAAATGAACAAGAACAGGCGACAATTTCGTAGTCAAATGATAAAAGATAGCCCCATTTGGATATTGAATCAATGGGAGTGCCTTCATTTGACAATACGGTTTGACAAACTGATTAAAATACGTCTGATCATTATTTACAAATGCACACTGTTTGTATTTCTCCTGACCCTCCGCAGAAACACAATCATAGAGAGAAATCGTAGTGGAAGAAGAACGAAGATACATGTATCCCGTGCACATGTTCCCATGCTCACTATCGGAATGACCGTCATTTTGAACCCAGATATCAGTGACGGAATCCGCTTCCCATCGCTGAAGATCCTCTGCAGGATTTTTGCGAAACACAATGTCCCCATCGATCAATAGAACGTTTTTACCATGGGACAACAAACAATGAATCCATTCTAGCTTAATATAGCAAATGCGATCATATCCTTTCGTATTCCATGGACAGAAACGTTCCAATGAATCTCCTTTCATAGGAACAACCTGATACCCGCGACGTCGCAGGATGTGTTCGCTCTTTTGATCCATTGTCAGAATCAGAACGCGGCGATCCAGACCAAACGGGGCGAGACTCTTGAGCATATTGAGCGTATACAGGAGATATCCATAATTCGTAATGGTTGTGAGGATCGTTGTATCTTTATAAGGGGAGAGATCCACAGTGTCGATGAGACGTGACATGCTCAATGAATACGTTTTAACGTATGAGGACCTTTAGATCGACGCTTATTTTTGTTTTTGTATTGGTGTTGATGCTGACGTCGACGTGTATTCGGATAAGGAGGATTCACCTTTTGCTGGATACGACCCGATAACAGTGGTGTCTGATAGGACACAAAACAAATACATGCGAGGGCAGTTCCATGATGGGCCTTCACTTTCAGGGATTCATACACGAAATGGGTCCCTGGGTGAATCCGATAGCCCCTATCTGTGGTATTGTCCTGATAAAGGCGTAAGAGAGGCACAGAGCCTAACCCTCGGCGCTCAATAATGCCCGTGATGGAGGCAGCCAAACTCTTCTCCGCATCCTGTTTGTTCTCTTTTCCCGCATATTCACATGCAAATCCTCCCAGATACGTGCCTGACCGATCATATACCGACGTCGTAATCACGGCCGCACTGATAAAAGACCCTTTCGGGCCATTGGATTGTGCTTTGATGCACTCGATCACCTCTCCCCATTGAATACGCTTGAGACCCTCTTCTTTTGTTATTTCATGAGCAATCGTGGGAATGACACTGGTATATTCTACAATGTTGGCATTCTCAATTCCCGCATTGGTAAGGGCCTGATCGTAAGACCCTGTTTCATACGGCAACCCGTCGCATCCTGCATCGGATTCTCCTGTTCCACTAGTCACAAAGTATTCATAGGGGACACGATTCCCCACGATAATGTGCTTCATGGTTCTAGTGGTGGTAAATGTTTTCAAAAAATTAAAGGAGGAAACCTGTAGTATGGAGATCGCGGCTCTCGCAAGTCTTCTTGGATTAGGCTATGCCATTTCACGAGCCAGTGGTCCAGAAAAAGCCAAACAGGTACAACAAGCCCAACAGGTTCGCCCCTCCTCTCAGACGCTCCCTCCCACAGATCGCCAGGTCCGAGAGGGATTTGTTCCCGCTGCACGAGGCCCCAACTCTGATCCCCTTACGATGGCACCAAAAGGCGCATCTGCCACGGGATTCGGTCCTGAGTTGGACATGATGTATCAGACGTCCAATGGACACACCTACCCCTCCGAGCCCAGCAATGGTCCCTACGGAACAGCGCTCGGCTACGCCTCTAATCAACCACCCTATGCGCCTGGTCGGGTCCCGGGCACACGGCCCGCCCCCTCTCCCATGGATTCCAATATCCCCATGGTAGAATTCCGCTCGGATCGCACGGAAGCATCCCCTCAATACATGGACAGCGACTATGTGATCAGCCCCCTCTCGGGTCAACGCATCCCCTCCGCCGAATACAAACACAGCAACATGCAGCCCTTCTTTGGAGGCCGCATCAAGCAAAACATGGCCCCCCAGGCCAATACGAGCGTGCTCGACATGTATACTGGCAACGGATCCACTCAAATGAGGAAGAAAGAGGTGGAAAACATGTTTGAGAGCTCCCGTGCTCCCTATGGAAACCCCAACGGAATGGAGGACAATACGGAGTTCTTTCAGTCTCGCATTGAATCTCAGGCCCCTATCGTGCGAAACGGTGAGCGCCCTTTTGAGCCGACAAAGGTGGGATCCGGTATCGGAGAGCGTTATGGTGTGACGGGAAAAGGCGGATTCCAGCAATTGGAAATCAACGAAATCATGCGTCCGAAGGATACGAACGATCTCCGTGTGCTCTCCAAACCGAAAGTCACCTTTGATCAGCCCGTTGTGCCTGGTGCGCATTATGTGGGAACCAGTGCGGATACGACGGATCTGGGTGAAGTTCGTAAGTATAAGCCTGACACCTTCTACATTGATCACACGGGTGAGCGGTTTTTTGTGACCACGGGTGACCTCGTGAAAGAGACCGTGCGCTCCACGCAGATCCTGAATCACACCACGCGCCCTGAGACCTCTGTGGAATACAGCGGATCGGCAGCGTCTCAGGATTTTGGAGAGAGCTACGTGGCGGGTTCGTATCGCATGCCCCAGGGTCACCAACACGGTGGCGCGGGATACCGTAATGCGGACATGACGAGCTATTACACGAAGGATATTGGAGACGAGTCCGATTATGGCAAATCCTCCATTGAGATTCGTCCCAACGAGCGCAATGAGACGTCCGAGCGCGTGATGGCGCTGAATGCGGCGCCTGCAGACAATCGTCTCGTGTCGGCCCATTATACCGATGATGCGCGTCCGACCCGTCGCAGTGAAACCGTGGGGAGCATTCGGATTGCGGGCATGCCGAATTATGGCGACATGGCTCCTGCGATTACGGTGTGGGATCCGAAGGACATTGCGCGCACGACGGTGAAGGAGACGACCATTTATCTGGATCGTCCTGGTATTGCGGGTGGTGATGGATCGTCCATGCCGAACCGTTTGAAGGTGTATGATCCTGAGGATGTTGCTCGATCCACCCAGAAAGCGCAGTTGTCATCGGGTCTGTCATGGACGGGTCCAGGTGGCAATGGCGCGTGGAGCGATGCGATGGACAACTCGTTTGCGTATAACATGCGGACCAATCCGAACAAGGAGCAGATTGCGAAGGGACGTAAGCCGATTGCGGGTTCGGGTGGCACGGCGACGTTTAATGGTGATCCCGGTCGGCAGCTCTCCAAGAAACTGGATGTGGACATTATGAATGATCGTGCCCTTGCGGTGAATCGCTCGTTGGACATTACGCCTGGTGTGGGCGACATTGGTCGCGTGGAATACCGTGTTCCGCTCAATCTGGATGTCAGTCGTGAGCGCAATACGTATGATTCGGTGTCGGCGGCGGACAACAATCCGCTGATGCAGAGTTTGCGGAAGAATGCGAATGCGGATGAGGCAGCGATTCGCGAATACCAGAAGTTTTTGGCGGGGCACGCTTGATACGCGGCGCGCATGTAAAGACATAATGCGCAGATGGGATATCATGTCTACTGTCCCGCCGCTCGATCTTTCTCTCTTGTCCGAATTGTCTGAGGATACGGATCTTGTCAGTCCGACGCAGGTGACGACGTGGATGCGCTCGTGGCGTCCTTGGTATCCGTCTTCGTTTTGGTGTGGTGTGGTGGTGGGTGGACTGACGGTGCTGGTGACGCAACGGGTGAGTCGGTTGATACGCACTACGGCGTGATGTTTTTCAAAAGATAGAATAGATGGTCAAATGCTCTGTAAAGAAATCAGGCGAAGGCGCATATGATGTGACGTGTGATGCTAGTAACTCGGCGGCTGCTGCTCTAGGGGTGAATAAAAAGAGGGCAAATGCGGTAGCTGTGACAGAAGCGAAGGCGAGTTCTCAAGTGAATGCGGTAGTTGCGACAGGGGCGAATAAAAAGAAGGAAAATGCAGCTGGAACAGCTGGAACAGCTGGAACAGGGGCGATTCAGGCAAATGCAGCTGGAGCGGCTAGAACAGCGGTAACGGAAGTATCTCAGGCAAATGCAACTCAGACAAAGGCAAATGCAGTTGGAACAGGAGCGATTCAGGCGAAGCCTGCCAATATGCCGAAACTAGGACTTGTCCCTGTTGCGTCTGTAGAGGAGACGTTTGCATCTGCGGAGGAGAAAGCGCAGGCGAATGCAGCGAATGCAGCGAAGCGGGCTACCATGAACGGTGGTCGCCGCACCAAGCGTGCCCATTCAGCGCGTAAGCGTGTTCACCGTTCCAAACGCAATCACAAGCGAAGCAGCCACAGCAAGCGAAGCAGCTATCGCAAGCAACGCAAGTAAATGATTCCCTTTCATATGGTATAACATCCTTTTATAGAATAGATGTCACAACTACATGCACAGTTACAGGCTGCACACGCACGGCGACAGGCCGCAGAGAATCGTATCATGACAATCCACAATGATACAATGATTCTAGATAGACAAATCGATGAAGCACGTGCGGCATTAGATGCGTTAGATCATGAATGGGAAGTCTTACAAGAAGAAGACATGGCGGCGCGAAGGGAAGCGGCGGATGCGATCGAAGAGATTCGTCGGCTTACGGAAGACATCGCCATGGGAGGTTCCAGGCGGAATCGCAACCGAACCCACCGAAGGCGCAAGGCGGGGAACCCCTAAAAAGAATACGGTGCGTTTATTTGAGCTCGAAACACCCCCCCCACACTTAAAATATACCCCCCATAATATAATGTCAGTTGGTCGTGGATATGCTCAAGTTGCTCCCAAGAAGAACTTTGTTGTTGATGTGGACACATCAGGCTGGGGAGCAAACGTATATCTTCAACAGGATTTTGATGCGTGGTATGCGGCCAATGCTACTGCGGTCACACAGGTAGGAAGCGTGTATGTTGTAAGCTCTGCGGCCAATTTTATCGACACGATTAATGGCTCTAATGTTCTTGGACATGTGCTTGGTAGCAGCTTTCTCCAAAGTTACAATAAGCGCACGTTGATGGACATGGGAAAAGAGATCAGCATTGGAATCCCATCCAATCCGCGTATACTCGTCTTTCGTCAAGTCGCTCTTCCATTTGAACCCGCTCTACAGGGAACGGGCGTGGTAGGATACGTTGTTGTGGAGAACAATGCGTCTGACTTGACTCGCCCTCGTTTTCGTGTGTCTGTTTCTCGTGCCTAAATATACGTGATCTAAACCCATGAAACCCATTGTATGTAATGGACCCTCTTATTCTCACAGGTCCTCCTGGATGCGGTAAAAGTTACTGGATTCAGAAGTATGCAGAACAAACACAAAAACAACTCTTTGTCTGTCCGTGCCGCAAAGATCGCACCCTACGGGATGGTCGTCAGAAACTCCATGTCTGGGCCCGTCGCACCGAACCCGCCATCCTGTGGCTCGAGGGCGCTGATGATCTCACCCCTGAAGCCCAAGCATTTCTCCGACGTATTCTGGAAACACACGCCTCTGACGTTCTCTTCGTTCTGGAATGTCGCGATCCTGGTCGTCTCCAAGAGCCCATTCGCTCCCGATGCCGTGTCAAGAAAATGCTCTCTCCGACATGGTCTGATCTAGAGGCCTTCCTTCTACGCTCTTTCCCCGCCTCTCGTCCCCAGGAAATCCGAGACTATCTCCTATCCTCCGAATATTCCTATCGTCGGGCCATCCAGTGCGCAACCCTTCAACTCCTTCATTCCGATACATGGCGCAGCCTTCTCATTCACCGTAAAAAGGAACAAGACACCATACTGGAGCTGTCGCAAGATCGGTCGCAAGAGCGACCAGAACATCAACTCATGACCTACGTAAAAGAGGGATATCATCCTGAACGGCTCATTCGGTCCTTAATGCCCCATGATCGCCTTCTTACGGACTACGGGGCCTGCACCGAGGCATCGGGATCCCTGTGGGCATTTTTGGGATATGCGTTCTATCTGCTTCGGACAACAACGGGGAGGGAAGAAGAATGAGCCGAGGTGACTCCGTCTTGTCCGTCTATTCCGATGCCCGCACAGAGTATACCAAACAGCTCAGTGTGTTTCTTGTCCCCGCCTACTTCCAATTCTATGTGGATCTGTTGGAAACCTCCCGTCAAACCATGGCCGCTGAGCCTAAACGAGCCCTCTGGCAGTTCCAAACCTATCTGAATGAGATCCATGATTGGAACATGGAGAAGGTTCGGCATGAGATTCAGACCATTCAGAACCACTGTGGATGCGATTATCTAGAGGACCTCTTGACGGCTGTCTTTATTGCCCATACGAAGGTTCTAACGGCCATTCGTCTCTCCACGAATCAAAAGAAAGTGGAGATTCATATTCCCAAGATTGACCACTTTCTCTTTAAGGTCTTGTGTGAGACGTCCAAACTCCTGTGGAGTTCTACGTATCTGTTTCGCGATAATATTTCGGGCATGGAAAAGCAACAGAATTATCGTCAGATTGAACAACTTCTTCATGAGGGAATGCTACAGGCGGTGCGCAGTCTGGTTCCTGTAAAATCCATTCTGAAGGACTTTGTCCATCAGGGTCAAGAGGACGAAGAGGAAGAGGAACCTCAGGATCCAAAGGCGGAGGCACAAAAAGAGGAGCCACAAGAGCCGAAGGTGGAGCCACAGGCGCCAAAGGTGGAGCCGCAAGAGCTGAAGGTGGAGCCACAAGTGGAGCCACAAGAGCCAAAAGCAGAGCCACAAAAAGAACAAAAACAAGAGGAACAGAGTGCTCTAGAGCCTATCACTCTTGCAGAACCCTCCGATCCATTTGAAGAGCCTACCGAGTCCACCGATCCCCCTACGATCGTTGTGAATGATAAACCCAATGTCCGGTTTGGACAGTTTCATGCCATGTTTGATTCTCAAGATGGGGAGCAATCCGAACTAGTATACGATGAGGGAGATGTGTCTGAGGTTCCGGACCAAGGAACAGGAGTGTCGTTAGATGCAGATGATCTAGATTCTTTTGATCTTACTGCTGCTCCAGAAAGCGTAGATGACTATGAGGAGCTCTAAGACACGGGACAAGCGAGACAAGCGAGACACGCGGGAAAGAGACGTGCGTTTTTCTCGCACCTTCTACATAATGACACCCGTATGGTTCCCGTGGATGTTTGTAGGAGGGCTCCTCTTTATTGTTCTCAGCTTCATTGGGGCTAAATACAAAGAGAAGGAATACCGATCCATCCAGTTTCTACAGGACTTTATCAGCGGCTCTATTTTGATTGCCTTTACGGGAGTTCTCATTCCTGATGTGTTCCCTGCATTTCCTGCATTATCCTCTGTGCTGTCTCTCCCGACACAGGATGCGTTTGATGAAATGGAAATGGTTCAGGTGGGACCTCCTCGGCTGATGAGGCGCTAAGAGTATTTCTTCTCTACGGATAGACATGCCGACCACCATCTTTGATAGTTCGCTTCTTACACAGCGTCGTCGTGACAATGCGAAGGCGGGATCTTTTTTGAATCGAATTCAGAACCCATCCCAGCCTCAAACGGGCTATGCGCCGGCCCTCGGCATTTATGATCAGTCTATCGTGACGGATGTGAAGGTGGGTAACATGCCGTTCTTTCGGAAGGCGAATGGCGTGACCACGGTGATGAATGGATGCCCGTGCGCTCCTCTTTCTTCTCCTTGCCAATAAGCGGGGGACACTTCGTTTCCCCCGTGCCCCCTCTCCCTAGGAGAGGACGTGTATCTATCTGATCGAAGTGTATCTCTATTGTGAAACGTATTCACATCTATCTCTACTGGAGATGGGTGTGAGCACAGAATATGTATAGAAATAAGGGAACACATGTCCGCTCCTATGATCGGGTGAAGACACATTCACTTCTAGGGAGAGGGGGCACGGGGGTGAAAGAAAATCGCAGATTTTCTACCAGTGAAACGCCCGCCAGAGGCGGGCAGTGTCCCCCGCTTAGATACCCAACGCATACACCGTCTCCGTATCGACTGATTCACGCGTGATAAACGACTGAAAGATCGGGCGACGAAGCTGCTCCTTCGGAATTGCTCCATGAACATCCTGCGCAATCCGAATATACAGATCAAATCCCTCATATTTCTCATTTCCATCTTCATCCTCATAAATGGTGCGACCCTTATCATCCACCATCCAGCTCCAAAGAAGATTGTAGAGCGGCGACTTGGTTTCATACACCTTCCAGGATCCCTCCTGGCTCATCACGGATACCCCCTTTCCCTTCTTTTTCGGAGGAATGTCATCAAACATACCATCCATCAAACTCACCGCCAGTCGGCACAAATCAAACGAGGGGTTCGGTGGGTGCTTTGCCTTCTTATGATCAAAAAACGGTCCAAAATTGTATTGATCCCCCGCATCCTGATCGGGCCAATGATCATCCGAGACCCATAGACGGCGTCCAAGACGGAAAATGGAACGGCCAAAATCAATGATGCTAAAGATCTTTCCAAAGGTCGGCACTTTCCACACCGTCCCATCGCGCTCCTTGTAATACAGATAGGGTTGATCGGTCCGTCGCCATACGATATTATTAGAGTGAAGATCATTGTGGGTGAAACAAATGGCCTTCTGTAAAAAGGTCAACACCGCGACCACTTGGAACAACCATGCCGACCACTGTGATTCCCATTCGGGCGATCCGCGTGCGTGGCCATCCAATGACTCTTCATTCAAGAGGTCATCCATGACACCCTCCTGCGCCTCTTGATTAATAAAGATCACAGGCATATTGGGAATCGTTAGGCAAATGTCCAAATCGACTTCCTCCGAACCAGATGATCCAGACGATCCTGAATCGGAAGACCCAGATGATCGGGATGATCGAGACGAACCAGACGATCTAGACCGAGACGAATGCGACGAGTGGGAGGAAGGAGTCGACGAGGAAGAGCGAGAACCAATCGTCAGCCCCGTCACCTTTTGATGAAGTTCATAAATCGTGTCGGCATTGTCCGTATCTTCCTCGATCGTATCAAACGTAAACGAATGAACGGACTCCACATCCGTATTGTCCTCCACACCATCTAAAGGAGAGATGGTCACCATCTCCTCGTCATCAAACGGACACGTCACCAATTCACGACAAATCTCCTCTAGATCGGGATGCGAACAATCCCCCTTGAGCACCGTCAGAAAGGCACGATACGACTCCATTCCCTTCCAAAACCATCGGCACTGGCGATAGGAATCGTATTCGGGTGTGATATTGTATTGATACTTGTTACTGATTCCTGTCATGGCTCCATAGGACAGCACGCAGTGCGGCGTCATGTTTGTTTCACGAAACCGGCTCAGAACGAAATTCGCCACCGCATCCACATAGGCCTGATTGTTGTGCCGATGAAGGGCGTGAAGGGTCTGTTTCCATGCCTTTTCGCTTTGAGGGAGGAGCGGATGTTCAGGGCATACGTATTTCTCTTTGATCAGGTCAATCGGATTCAACAGGTGGACGATTTTGGTAAAGACCTCGCACGATTCCAATTCCGTAGTGGCCGATCGGCGACGAGCCTTCCAGAATTTCGGACGATCCTCTTTCTCCCATTCTTCAATCCAATACTGACTGGGGAGTTCGGCGTCTTTTGCATTCATTTCAGGCACGGAAAAGTAATCCATCGCGGGAAAGTATCGTTGAAGATGGGAATAGTCGGAAAAAGTGGCACGATCATGATCGGTCAAGGGACGACTTCGGCAGGGCTGTTGGAGGAGCGTCTTGCGGACGGCCTTCATCTCCTTCCGTCAAAGACTTCTGAATGTGTTTCTATGGCGCACCTTAAAACAGGAGATAGTCTAGAAATCAGGATGGCGGCACAAGGAGGAGTCAATGTCAGTCTCCGGAAGTTTGTCATGAAATCTATTCCACAAGATGCGGTTGCCGTGTTCATTGGTCGCCGACGTACCGGTAAGTCCACTCTCGTTCGCGATTTATTGTTTCATCACCAAGATCTTCCCATGGGATGCGTTATTTCAGGAACGGAAGAGTCAAACGGTTTCTTTAAAAAGATTGTGCCCCCCATGTTCATTCATGGTGAATACAATGCGGTCATTTTGGCCAACTTTGTCAAGCGTCAGAAACTGGTGATGCAGAAGATTCAACAAAACGAAGAGAAGGGCATTAAAGCCGCCATTGACCCCCGTGCCTTTCTCATTCTAGATGACTGTATGTATGACGACTCATGGACCCACGACAAGAACATTCGCTATCTATTTATGAACGGTCGATGGCTCAAAGTCTTCTTCATCATTACCATGCAGTTCCCCCTCGGCATTCAGCCTGCCCTTCGAACCAACGTAGACTATGTCTTCATTTTGCGAGAGCCCTACATGAATAACCGACAGCGCCTCTATCAAAACTACGGTTCTGCCTTTCCCTCCTTTGAATTCTTCTGCCAAATGATGGACCAGTGCACTCAGAATTATGAGTGTTTGGTCATTAATAACAATACGCAGAGTAATAAACTGGAGGACACCATCTTTTGGTATAAGGCGGAAGTGCACGGAGAGTTCAAGATGGGTGCGCCTGAATTGTGGCGGCAATCTGAGATGCTCGCTCGCATCAAAGAGGAGGAACAGGTGAATGATTTTGATCCGAGGGCCAATATGAAACTCCGAGGACCCGCTATCAACGTTCAGAAGAAATGGTAACGCTTCGCCTTGCACAGTAAAAAACCTCTCCTACGGCTAGAAGATGGCGAACACGAAACCGATAGGTATCGTTGCAATGCTTGTGCTCCTTGCTCTTGTTGTAGCCTTTTTGCCTGCTCTGATCCGTTACATTGGACAGGTGGAAGTGCAGTATATTGTGTCTGGCTTTGAGGACATGGTAGAAGAGAAGGCGCAAGCGCAGCACCAAGCGCAGCAGCAAGAGCAACAAGAGAGCGCCTCTATGGACCATGATCAGGCCTTTATTGACGTCCCTTCCGCCGCACGAGGGATGAGTCTTGCCACAGGACAGGCGGACCCGTTTTGCCGCAAGGCCTGCCCTGAAGGGAGCTTCTGTGACAATCACTCCAAATCATGTGTCTCAAACTATGTGGGCGGCAATGTCCCATCCGATGGATATTATGCGTAATACCTAGATCATAAAAAGATAGGAAACGCTTTTTTTCATAAAAAAGTATTTGGTATCTCATTTTCTGTTGTCTTTTGATACAGGATTACGGCGTAATCGTGACATTTTTAGCAGTTTCTGAGGTCTCTTCCTTCGAATCATCCACACGCTCAATGGTCACCACCGGTTTCTCCATCTTTCGCTGAAGGGCCAGATCCGAACCGCTAAACATGCCGTCCTCTGAGGCCTTCGCGGAGCCAAAGACCTGCTTGGAGCTCTTGCTGCGTTCCTCAAACGCCTTCTCACGCGAATCCTCGTTCTCCTTGTATTTCTTCATCAGCGTGTTAAGCTGATCATTGTTATACTCCTGGTCCTTCACCTCGTGCGGAGACGGGTCCCATGGCGTCCACTTGCCCACATCACCCATAAAGATATTGTGATACTTGTCCTTGCCCTGGAGCTTCTTCGCCTTAATCTCCGCCTCCTTCTGGGTCGCAAAGACACCTCGGATCTTCACGCCACGAACACTCGTGCGAAACTCATTCTTTGCATAGAACTCCTCCTCCAACGCAGTCTTCTTCGCAAACATGAAGTCATCATATGCCGTGACAAGCGCAGAAGAGGTCACCTTCTCCTGATTCTTCTGAACATAGGTGCTATACTGGCTCATCACGTCATCAATGCGAATACGATTCTTACGGCAGATCTCAGCGGCCTCCTGCAGATCCTTCTTCTCCAACTCCTTGGACTTCTCATCCAGCTCCGCATTGATATGCTTCACGGTGTCCACGAGGAATCCCTCCAGATTCTTCAGCTTCCAGTCCACTTCATAGGTCTTTAGGAAGGACTCAAAAAAGAAGACGTCCTTCTTCTCCAGAACTTTCTCCGGGCTGATGAAGCTCAGAAGAACATAGCGCTGGCCAGGGATCTCCGTGTCCTCCTCCAAAAAATCTTCCACGATGTCGGGTGTGCTCATGTCTAGAGGAGAGAGAGGGGAATGCTTTAAACTCGTCGCTTTGCGTATGCGTTGCGATGCGTATGAGATTCTCCGACGCGCGCGTCTTTTTTTCTACGGATGGAATATAGAACATGATGGGCTACGGATTTGCTGAGATTATCAACCGCATTATCAAGTATTTGATTGAGGGTCTTGTGATCGCTGCGGCGGCCATCTTTATCCCGAAGCGCGCTCTGCCGATGGACGAGGTTGCTACCCTGGCTGTCCTCGCCGCCGTCGTTTTTGCGATGCTCGATGCTGTTTCCCCGTCAATGGGTGTTACTGCACGACAGGGCGCATCATTCGGATTGGGCGCAAATTTGGTCGGCTTCCCGCGTATGGCGTAATAAGCGAGAGAAATCATAGGGGTGGGTGTCGTAAAGTGTATTCACTAAAAATACGTCATGACCCCCTCCTGACTCACTTTCTATTTTCACTGGTTTTTGAAACATCCGACAACGTGCGACCTCCTCTCAGGGGGCCTACACGTTCTTGAATTACCATGCGCAGTGGAACACTGTCCCCAAGAAGCTGACGATGGGTGTCATACACAGCTGCATCGGAACAGATAAACACGCATTGGGGAGTGGCATCTTCCAATGCAGCCATCACTTCGCGAAGAGCACTCTTCCAATCAAATCGATCATGCCATACATCCTCTTGGGGAAGATGAATGATAGAGTAGTGATTCTGGATGCTATATTGAATCTTTTCTACATCTTTCTTCTGAACAATCTCAGGAGTGCCCCAGTTTGACACTTGCATAAAGTGTTGATTTCCATCGAGCTCAATGAGAATGGGATGATCCTTTCTCATGACATCAAATGGCATGATGTTGCCTGTTTCCGAAAAGCGACACCAGTCAAACCGAGCTTGTTTCTTAATGGAATACTCTTCTTCTAAGAAGGCATTGAGGATCGCCTCTGTTTTCTTTTTACAGTAAGGGCACCAATAGCCTGTGAGAACATTGTATAGTTTACTGTCAAAGGAAGAATGACACGTCTCACAATCAAACCGTGCAGTCTGTTCGGATCCTTGGAAGACACTTCGTGGTGTCATGGGATTGGTTGGACTCCAACAGAGCACCTTGGGATGCGAGGCAAATGATTTCTTAAAACAAGAAGGACAATCTTCTTTTTCACAGAGACGCTGATTGGCACAATACGGACACGATCCATCTCTATGGTAATAATGATTTGGTGTGGTCGTATATGTATGATGGCATGTCACACAATCAAAGATAATCGGCTTGTTGGATTGTAGAAATACGTCTCGCGCGGTAAGAATATTTTCAGAAGACCATGATACCTTCATGCGTTCGTGGGAGGCACATGTCTTTTCTAGGCACACCTCACAGGTCACTTCCGAACACAGGCGTTGACTAGAACAGAAGGGGCAATGTTTGTCTTTTTGGATGCTATAGAGGGCTGATTGAAAGACATGACCGCAATCTCCACAATCAAACCAGCATTTCTGATCTGATCGTTTGCATACCTGTCGAGGCATCCTGTCATTTTGGAAAGACCAGTGAATCGCCATTGGATGGGAGGCGAAGGACCGCTCATGACACGTATCACAAGAGGAATCCTCACATAACTTGCCACCACGACAATAGATGCACCATTGTCCACCACTCATACCATTGAGTGATACATGGATTTCATGCCCACACTCTCCACAATCAAACCAGAACTTCTTATTGCTAGAACGGAGAACTTCGTGCGGCTCCTTGTCATTCTTTTGGCTCCAGCAGGAGGCCCGAGGATGCTTCGCAAAGGATCTCTCCAGACATGTGACACATGCCTCTTCTCCGCAGAGGATTTTTCGAGTTTGGGAACAACTCATTTCTAGTGTGTTTTTAAAACATGCGGTTTCGTCAATTTTGTTTGGTATGGGTCTAAATCTTCTGCAGAGAAAAATGAGTTTTCTCCACATAAAATCTTACACCATCATAACATGTCCTCCCCAATCTACGGAACCCACAATAGTTGCACCTACGGATCCCTGTTGAACAGTTGTTCATGTGTTGTTCTCCCATGGGTCCAAAATCAATCCCTCACCATCACAGAACAATTGGGAAAGGGCATACGATGGCTTGATTTTCGCCTCTCTTTTTACAAGGGGAAGGTCTACCTGTCCCATACCTATCTCATGGAACATACCCTGACATCGATCATGGAAGAGATCGCACACTACATGGCACAACATCCTGATTCCCCCTTTCTCATGATCCATCTTCGCGTCGATTTCAATGATCGGGCCAATCAAGTTGATATCGAACCGATTGTTCAAGACATCTTGTCCTCACCCCTCTGTATCCAAAAAGACGCCTTTGATACTACCACCCCCCTTCTAGAAAATACAACAAAGGGAAAGGTTTTATTTTATTGCGCCGATGGAACACTCTCGCACCCATGCATTTTTGCGAGCGATTTGATGCCCACGTTGTATGGGTGGGATGCGGGATCCATTGACGCATTGGAAGAACGACTATTGAACATGAATGCCTTTTGTAGCGCGCAGACACAGACCTTTTTGTATCCGAAAGAACGCATGATCAACTTTGATTATTCTAGCACGGCACCTCTATGGTGGACCGATCGACAACAACTGGAACTCATGCGAAAGCATGAATTGTTCATTAGGAATCAACGCCCTACGATTATTGCTGGAAACTATGTGGAAGACTGGGTGGGGACGCTTGCGTCCCCACACCCCTCTCCCTATAAATAAACTTATATTTCACACCCCCATAAGGCATATCACATCCTCATAGAAAATAGTTTCAATCCTTCATGAAACAGTCGGATGTCCGCTAGAATCTTCTTTGCCAGCGCCGCCGTGTTTTTCTTGCGATAGGAGGAAAGAACCCATATGCGATCATTGTGCTGTTTCCATTGCTGATACTGGGTATAATCGGAGCGAATAGTCATGTAGACGCTATACAGTTCTTTTTTATAGGCCTGTCGGGCTTCCACTGTGTCCGTTTCTTTGACAGGTTCATCAAACATAATACGCATCCATGGAAGAAGCCGATCCATATGGAGCATGTCTAATTCTCGCTCTTCATCCACATCGTGGCGGACTAGGGTAGGGTCCTGGCGTCTTGAAAAATAAGAGGAAGACAGTCCTGCTACACTGGAGGCCAGAAGCGGCGCCATATGATTGATAATAAATTGGTAGATCACTTGGGCGGGAAGGGATGCCATCTATCTACGCGTTTTAAAATATTACTTTCTTGTATATGTATACAACTCTGTTCTGGATCTTCTCTGCGATGTTCATCGTTCTCTCTGGATATTTGCTATGCTGCACAAAAAAGAGTCATGTCTTTTATGCACAGATCCTTTCAGGATGTGGAATATTCGCAACAAGCAAAATTGGACGCGCCTTTTTGGGCTTGGAATAGTGCTATCATATCACGGGGGTGGGAGCTGTGTCTCCATGAGAGGGTATAGGGACACAGAGCCGAAGGTGTGTCTCCATAAATCGCTGATGAAGCGCAGACAAATCATGTCTCTTTTTGCGATAATTCTGATAGGTCCCTCCGCACTCACACGTGACAATTGTATTTTCATGTGTGATTCGTTGCTGAGTCTTTTGCTCTCGTGCTTCACGTTTGATGCGACTCTGTTCCGCTCTCTCCTCCTTTGTCTCTTCCTTCTTTCGTTGTGCCCATGCGCTTTTTCTAGCGGCAACTGCCTCTTTGTTGTTCTCGGCATAGGTTTTGAAATATTCCTTCAGTTCTTCTTTGTGAGAGTCGCGATATTCTTTCTGTTTGATACTGAGTTCCTCCTTGTGTTCCTTCGCATAGGCACGCTGTTTCTCAGCAAGCTCTTTGCGGCGGGAGGCTTTGTAGGCGGCCTGGTAGTCAGCAATCCGATCAGGATGCTCTTCGCGATAGACCTCCTGATAGGATACCAGCTGTTCTCGGTTCTCTTCGTAGTATTGTTTAACTGCCATCTTACGCACTTCTGGAGTAAGAAATGCTCTGTTAACATTGAGGCATAAGGGATCCTCTCGCACGGGCTCAAGGTGATATTCCTCTCGCTCATGGAGTTCTTCTGAGGAATCACATGGATAGTCCTCCAGTAATTCTATGGTGATGTTCTTCCATCCTACTCGTTTACAATATTCGTAAATACGCGTGTCATGTGTTTTTGAAAGCTCTTTATGCTGATTAAAGCGAATAATGAGGGTTTGTGTGGTAGAGCCAATGTAATAGTGACCATCGTCACCTGTCATGGAGTAGATCTTACCGCGCTGATAGATATTTAACATCAGGTAATTCAAACAAAGAGGGTCGTCCTCATGAGAATCAATGTGGTGCTGTAAGCGTGCCTTTTTTTCAGTAGAAGGGCACTCCTCCACTAATTCAATAGTTATCTGATCCCATCCCACTTTATTCAAATGGGTATAGATTTTGTTCAGAGTGGTCTTGGAAAGATGCTTGTGAGTATTAAAGCGCAATGACAACGACTGTATCGTTGCTCCGATGTAATAGTGACCATCTTCACACAGAAGACGATAGATGCGTGCCATTTGTTCCGCCATGGTTCCTATCTATCTCACTTCACTAGCCTTTATGTCCCTATTATTTACAATCTCTTATTTTTCCGTCAATTTTTATGTATTATATTTTTTTGCTGCGATTAACGGTATATTTATCTAAAATGACTTAAGTCGTGCGCAAATACTGCCAACCCTGATCTCCACATATAAGCTGCCAGGTCTTATCCTGTAAATACAATTTATCTCGGTTTTTCAGCAGTGGAAAGCACGCCAGATATTCATCCATCTCCAAGAGCTCGCAGAATTTATAGAGGACATACCCATAGGACAAGAAATTGCGACGTCCTTTCGGGCAGTGCTTTTTAAACGACGGCTGAATCTCACGAAACATATGACGCAACTTCTCCTCGTCTTCCCGTGACATAAAGGGGGCATGTTGGCCATTCAGGCGATTAATAATATGGGGAATGTGCTCATAATATTTGGAGCACTTCATCTTTCGCAGAATCTCGCGAAGTTTGGTGGGTTTCAAGGTTCCCATATTCGTCATTCGCTCTTTCTTCAATTGAACCAAAATGGCATCATAGACGTCCGAGGGAATCTCCGTGCTCTCCTTGGCCTGAAATTGCGCCAACCATTCATTGAAGTGATTAATCTTCTTATAGGCATAATAACAAACCTCACGAGGAGGATCCTTATAAGAGGGCTTATCACTGTCTACAAGGATAAATTCCTGCTTTCCGCAGGTGGAGCATGTGAGATTTGCTTCATTCAAACACATGATCATTTCACTTCCACAGTGCTCACATTGTGTCCATGGATCATCATATTCTTCTACTGTCATACGGGCCATCGAGGGGTCCTCCAATTGTAGATAATCGTTGAGCAATTGATTCCGTTGAAATCCCTTCTTTCCCGAATCCGCCACGACGGTGGACTTTCCCTCTTCCAAGGCTACCTCTTCTAGAATCGCCAAAATGGATCCTGGTTTGGCCTTGTTTGCAGAATAGGTTTGCGTGCCCTGTTGGATTTGGTCCTGGATGTCATAGTAATTATATAGGATATCGCCCGTTCTCAGGTAATAATCCATGACATCTGTTCCGTCTTCGATGGTTTTAATTCGCTTCTCGAGCCGCTCTTTGTCTCGCTCTAGTTTCCACAATTCCATATCGGTGGTGGCACGCGTGATCTTCTCATTAAGTTGTGCGAGCTCTTCTTTGAATTCACCAATGTTATCTTTTTGTTCCGCCATCTGCTGAATACGCTGATGATGGATGGCATCTAAGGTGGTTCGTGCTTCAGGGTTGCTACGCTTTGAATTTTTCACCTTAAAAAATGCGCTATCACTCATGTCCGTTACACGGTATCAGAAGGGGGTTTTTAAACCCTGTGGAGACGCAAGCGTCCCCACACCCCTCTCTCATAGAGAGAAAGAGCATCTACACAATATTCTATTGATTACGTGTCTCTGTGGGGGAACGGGATCACGTCCGCTCCACGAGAGAGGGGTATGGGGGAACGGGATCACGTCCGCTCCACGAGAGAGGGGTATGGGGGAACGGGATCACGTCCGCTCCACGAGAGAGGGGTATGGGGAAACGAAGTGTCCCCATAGGGGTATGGGAAACGAAGTGTCCCTATAGGGGTGTGGGGACACCGAGCCGAAGGCGACCGTGTGTCCCCACAGTGTGACCTAAAGAATATGATGCATATTGAGATATAATGTCTGTGTTTTTACCAAAAACACAAATTGGCATTGGATATAATGAACATCTATTAGAGAGTGTTCATTTACGAAATAAAATCATCCATTACATTAAAAGTGATGAATGCATTGGGCGCTTTCTAAAAAATGGCCATTACTGGGAAGAGTGGATGTTTCATTATATTAAACATTTTTATGTAGCACATACCAACATCATCGATTTAGGCGGTAACATAGGGACAACAACCTTGTTGATGAGTGAAGTATTGTCAAAAGATTGTAAGGTATATACGTTTGAACCGATCTATAGCGATATCCTGTTTAAAAACATAGTTGACAATCATGTAACAGATCGTGTCACGGTATACCCCTATGGTGTGGGAAATAAAATAGAGACGCTACAAATGAAGCCCGTCCATTTAACAGACAATATTAATTTTGGAGGAGTGTCGATCATACGTTCATTAGATAATAGCGATACGAGCGTTAGCGTCCCGATTGTTCCAGTGGATCATTTTCATTTTGAAAATGTAAGTTTGATCAAAATCGATGTAGAACACATGGAAATTCAGGTATTAGAAGGATGTATTGATTTAATTCGGCGCTGCAAGCCTACCATTCTCATTGAAACCTATCAACTGGATGAAGTCGCACAAACCAATGTGTTTAAAGAAATTATGTCGTTAGGCTATGAAATCCGTATCATTTCGGAGGGCTGCCATGATTACCTTATGACAATAAAAACAACATAAGCATGTGGAGACAGAATGTCTCTACTGGGGTGTGGAGGTTACGTGCCCCTGGGAGAGGGGTGTGTTTGTGGAGCACACGGAACGTCTCCACTGGGGTATGGGGGCGGAACGTCTTCACTAGAGAGGGGGCACGGGGGCGGAACGTCTTCACTAGAGAGGGGGCACGGGGGAAACGAAGTGTCCCCCGCCCACATTGTAGAAGAGATATTCGACCGTCCATTGCTCCTCAGGTTCCTTCTCTTTCCATACCTGAATACGTTCATTCAAGAGTTGCATCCGATGATCGAACTCCTTTTGATCCACTGAAATGGTTCCTGCTTCCGTGAAGGAAAAGGGAGAGGGGTGTCTCGTGTCTTCTGCCTGGTAAGAATCAGGGTTAAACCGCAGAAACACCATTTTACGAAATCCAGTATCTTCATACAGATCGATCATTCGCTTCTCTTCACAGGAATACTGACGATGTTGATTCTCATCCACTTCAATAATGATACAATGAGATCCTAGATCGATGAAAAGGTCGGGTCGGCGCAGAGAGCATCCTCCTTCAATCTTCTTATCGCAAATGATCGTAAGGGTTGATCCATGAACATCCTTGATTGCCTCTACAATCACGTGCTCTTTCAAGCGAAATCGTCGCGGAATGTCTTCGTCTGGATGGAGGACACAATGGCACCGAAAACAATAGGGTTTCCATCGGGAAAAGACTCCGCCCACATACACCATACGGCAATGCTGACAAGCAACTTCTGGTGTGCATATGATACACGTGCTACGAAAGACATCATGTTCGCAATATGAGGAACCTCCACATGGTTTACATTGGGCATGCTGGCGACCATGTTCGCACAAAGAAGCTCCTCCACATTCACTACAGCACTGTTTTCGTTTATTGTGTTCGCAGATCCCGGCTCCATGACACTCTCGGCAAGAATATCGGTAGCTTCCATGTTCGCAGATGGAACGCCCGCCACATTCTTTGCAGACATTTCGATGGCGTCCGTGTTCGCATATTTGGCTTCCTTTGCACTCTTTACAAGTGGATTTGATCCGCTCGTGTTCGCATATTCGGCTCCCTTTGCACGGTACACATTGAGAGCGGATTTTCCCATGCTCACACACGCCTGATCCTTTACACTGGAGACATGTTGTCTTTCGTTGTTGATGTTCACATATCCCCTTTCCACCACATGGGACACAGTGGTATGGTTCCTTACCATGTTCACACTTCGCACGAACCCGTTTGGGTTTCTCTTTTGCGATGGCGGCCATAATGGTTTGAAGTTTGGAAAGAGGAAATACCTTTCAATTTTAAGGGGAGATGTCCGGCAGGAGTGATTTTTAGAAAAGATGTATCCTACGGCACGAGCCCCAAAAAGTAAAAAAACGCGCGGTTCGCCAAAATTATTTTGTGTTCTGAGGGTATAGAAAATGACTGGAGGTGGTTTGATGCAGCTCGTAGCCTATGGCGCCCAAGACGTTTACCTGACTGGTAACCCGCAGATTACCTCGACATTTTGAAGGGGGTTGAAAAGTGACCGGCAGATGATAAGACAGTATATTCATCTGATCAAGTCCGTTAGTGGTTCCAAATGATGAGATCGCAGAATGATCTCATCCGCCACAGTCACTAGTGATTCCACGCTGGGAATTGCGACACTGTCAAATTGCGGGAACACCCTAAAGCTTTCACTACTAAGTATTCCTTGAAAAGGGAGTATGGCTGAGAACATAACTCAGAGATAGTAACAATGTGAAAGATAAGCGCAGCGCGCGCGAAATGGGCAATCCGCAGCCAAGTTCTACACGATAGGTTCTCCTATCGCATGAATGCAGTTCAGAGACTAAATGGTAGTGGGTGTGAAAGGCGCATCATGTGCGCACAACATGCTTAAGTTATAGTCCAATCCCTTGAGTGAGTGACGTCCTCTAAATATCCCGAAAGGGAGGGTTTTCAATTTTTTCCGTGTTTTCAAGGTCGTTTATCGACGTCACACTAACTTTGCCATGGAGTCCATCGAGAACCCGTTTAACGGCGCCCCGAACTTCGGCAAGAAGGTCACCTGCACTATCCAGCGCAACGGTGATCTCATCCACCGCATGTACCTCCAGGCCACCCTGCCGCAGGTCGCCCTCCAGTCATCGGACGGCTCAGGCGCCCAGTTCCGTTGGCTCAACTGGATCGGTCACAACCTCATCGACTACGTCGAGATTGAGATCGGTGGCCAGCGCATTGACAAGCACTACGGTGATTGGCTTCACATCTGGAACGAGCTCACCCAGGAGCCTGGTAAGCAGGCTGGCTATGCCAAGATGGTCGGCAACGTTCCCGAGCTCACGAACCTCCTCTACCAGGGCGGCTCGTCGTGCGACAACGATTGCTATGGCGGTGAGCCGCTCACCTCCGAGGTCATCACCTCGTGCGCCCCGATGTACACCCTCTACATCCCGCTGCAGTTCTGGTTCTGCCGCAACCCGGGTCTGGCTCTGCCGCTGATCGCCCTCCAGTATCACGAGGTGCGCATCAACCTCGAGTTCAACTCCCTGAACAACCTGTGCTGGGACTACTCGAACTCCTCGGACCCGCACGCGATCCGCAACCGTGTCGGCCAGTGCGGCCTTGCCGCCGCGTCGCTCTACGTCGATTACATCTACCTCGACACCGATGAGCGCCGCAAGTTCGCCCAGGTCTCGCACGAGTACCTGATTGATGTCCTCCAGTACACTGGTCAGGAGTCGATCACCTCGTCGGCCAACAAGCTGAAGCTCAACTTCAACCACCCGTGCAAGGAGCTCGTCTGGGTCGTCCAGCGCGACTCGTTCGTCTCGTGCGATGATGCCATCATCAACCAGTGGAAGGGCCAGCAGCCGTTTAACTACTCGGACTGGTGGGATCGCTCGGTGCTCGAGTCGGGCTACTCGGTTACCCGCGTCGAGGGCATGGCCGGCAAGAACCCGACCATCACCGCGCTCCTCCAGCTCAACGGTCACGACCGCTTCCAGGTTCGCGACGGCAACTACTTCAACTTGGTTCAGCCGTATCAGCACCACACCAACATCCCCGCTGTCGGCATCAACGTTTACTCGTTTGCCCTCCAGCCGGAGCAGCACCAGCCGAGCGGCACGTGCAACTTGTCGCGTATCGACAACACCACGCTGCTCCTGACCGTGTCCAACAACGCTGTTGGCACCAACCTGTCGTCGGCGGTCCGCGTGTACGCGACCAACTTCAATGTGCTCCGCGTGATGAGCGGCATGGGAGGTAATTTGGGCTTTATGCTCCATTTCATTTCGCAATGCGTCCAACAGTGGATGGTTGCGTCTGTTATGCTATGCCTCCAAGTGTCCCAGAAAAAACTGGGGCAAGTTTACATATCGGCTTGACTGTGCGCAGTCAAGCAAGCAACACCGTCAAATTGCGGGAAACTCCTGTCAAGTCATCAGTACCGTTCTGGGGTCGAAAGATCTGCCCAGCAACACCGTGGGGAAACTCACGGGTATGGTAAGAATCTGATGATTAAGGATTATCCGCAGCCAAGTCCTAACGATGACGCCCTCAAGGCTCATCTAAGGATGCAGTTCAGAGACTTGATGTCGGTGGGCCAACGAAGATTGAATACACAAACCAATACGTGTTTCATGAGTTGGCATAAGGTAAAGTCCGTCCCCCTGGAGACAGGGTCAGCAAGAGGATTCAAGTGTGGTCGATATTCCATACGCGAGGAGAGCTTGTTGGGTATGATGTCATAGACATCGTGCGGGTCAAACGCTAGCTTACAGCAACTAAATCAATCATACTGCGTGTATGATTGTATACTATACAAAACAAAAAATCATATTATCGTGTATCATTTGATATGGTATACGATAGATATGACAATGTCTATCGTATCATGTGTGGAATGGGTATAATAAATGTTCCTACTATGTCAATAAAATTGACGGTGCATCGATCCTTATCAATCGAACTAAGAATAACATGTCACTGATACCAGAAGGGTTTGTGCAAGGAGAGAGGTTTGATGGGATCATCAATCGCCGTGGTCAAAAGGCAGGTGTGGAGCAGAACTGGGGATATCATGCGACAGATGAGGAGGGACAACCATGTGTTCTTATCTATTGCAACCCAGGTGCATTTGTGATTGCGGATTCATTAGATGAACTTCGGATCGTTCATGGAAAACAGATATCATGGTATCTAATGAAAACAGGATATGCAGGATGTCATGCAGAGCGAGACGGAATAAAAACATGCCTAACCATGCATCAAGTCATTATGAATCATGTTGGTCATGGAAAGGGCGGTCCATCGATTGATCATGTCAATCGAAATAAATTGGATAATCGGCGTATAAATCTTCGGATCACATCACAGTCTGTTCAAAATGAGAATCGTGATAAAGTGTCACGACATCGCACCGCAAAAGATTTGCCAGCAGAAATCCAAGGCTCATTGCCTAAGTTTGTCGTCTATTATAAAGAACGCGTCACAGACCACTCTACACGAGAATACTTTACCGTGGAAGGGCATCCCTTACAGAAACAAAAGGAGAAACACATTGTCAATTCACAAACCAGTCAGCTTGCGTCGCGTCGGTGGGCCACGACTAAATCGAATAAGGTGTCGATTATTGATAAATTGGAGCAGGCAAAGGAGTATCTTACCTTTCTTGATGAATTGATGGAGTAGATCGTTCTAGCGTGTAGGCTATTTTTATATGTTGATGATTGGTTTATAAAAATAGGGTGGTCTATTACATTATAATCTTGATACCGCAATCGCAGTAGTGGCTATGAAAGATTGTCTTCTGATTGGAGGAACCAATCATTATGCCTTCTTGTATGAGAAAGCAATACATGCTTTTACTTTTGAAAAGCAAGAAGGTCTTATCATTTTATAAAAATTGATAATTTGTTACATATAATAAACGATAGAAATATACATAATGAGTGAATTTACAAGAGATCTGGATGAATTGTTACACCTTGCTGGTAAAAAGGTAAATTTAACATATCACCTCCAGAAAAACTACAAAGAGAATATTCATTATATGATACAAAAAATAACGAAAAAAGGTCATGGTGGTCAAAATAAAAAGACCTTTCTTCTTACAGAAGACGCTTTTGAATTGTTAAAGAATTCATACAATATGCGAAACCGATATATTGTAAATGTAAGTGATACCGTTACATGCGTAAATATTGGAATGTGTATTGAGAATCAGACGATTGGTTTTATTGAAAATTCGTTTAAAGGTGTTATTGAATGTAGACGACAATATCCGATTGGTAGCTATCGGATTGATTTATACTTTCCAGAATACCATTTGGCAGTAGAATGTGATGAAAATAATCATACGGATAGAGATCCAGAGTATGAAAAAAGAAGAGAGGATTATATTGTAGCGCAGGGCAATCAAATGATACGTTATAATCCAAATATGCCCCACTTTGATTTATCAAATGTGCTTCAAGAAATACATAGAGTAATCATGCGCCGCCCATAATGCCAAAAAAGTTAAATTTCTTTAACGAAGCAAACATACCCATATAAATGATCCTCTCCATCCTATACCACCTGATGGCACTCTGTCGCGCCATCATCCAACAAGGACCCCGCAAGGGCCTCACCTGTCAGAACCCTCCCTCCAATGACTATTGTCTCCATCATCAGCGGAACAATGAATATGATCAGTGGATCCAAGAAGGAAAACATCCTTGTGGGATGTTTTTTCGTGGATGTGAGCAAGAGACAACGGAAGAGGAACGCGCACAAGGGTATATTCACTGTATCACGTGTCGCCAAAAAAAGCGTAGGAAAGGATTTCCTTGCCAGGCCCACGGGTGTTCCTCCACCCTCCCCACGGAAGAACAGCGCTATTGTAAAAAACATCCGATGTATTCACGATGTCATCCTTCAGAGAAGCCTCTTACAACAAAGGACAGATGGAGAGCTCTTCAACAAGACGCCTATGAGAGGGGACTATTCTTTATGATTCCTTTTGAAGAGGCAGAGAGACTGTTTGGGCAGCCCTGTGTCTATTGTGGCACGCCTTCCAACACGATCGATCGCACCGATCCTACAAAGGGATATCTTCTATCTCATTTCTTACCATGTTGTTCCGCGTGTCTCACCATGAAAGGCACGGATACCCCTCTAGAATTTCTGAAGAGGATCGCACCCCATTGTGATCGCACCCGATTCGAAGAGATTCAGGTGACCCCTCTTCGACCCTTTCGTGGAAGATCGTATAGCGTTGCCAACATCTATGAGATCATGACCAACGGATCCTATCACCATTTTATTGAGTGGTGTCAAGAGAACAGGACACCCGAATTTCTATCGGCCATGAATGAGATTCGTCATGGCTCCTTCTCTCATGAGGAGGCTCTCCTTGCGATCAGAGAAGAACTAGAGCACGAACCGAATCGCAAGAGAATCCCCCTTTCTGAGAAGAAGACACTTCATGCCTCCACAATGTATGCCTACCTGGTCATGGGGAAGATCGAACAAATCAGAGAGTGGTATACCTCACGATATACACCGAGTGTGCTCTACGAAGAAAGACTCCGTGATCTCATGGACCGCCTTCCCACACTCGATCCTCCTGCTGGAAGAGAGGCGTGTCAACAGATGATGCTAGAGGAAAACCATCGTCGGATCGCTCAAGAGCGGCGTGACAAAGAGCGGCGTGACCGAGAGCGCGGTGTGCTTCAAGAGGTAGATCCCTTTGCTCTTCCAGAATCTGAACGATGTGATCTACCTGAGATGTCTGAGATTTCGATGACCTATCGATCTCGCGCCATTCTTCTTCCTGAGGTGGACCTATTGGCACTTCCCACGGTATCCAGTATGTAAAGAAGATTCACACAGGGTGACATAGAATGGAGTATGATGTTAGCAAAGCATCTGAAGAATCAAAGCAATATTTGCCCACTGGCTACCAAGGACAGGTCTTTCGCCTCGCAAGTTATTGGTTGCCGATCATCCCGCTCCCCACAGAGCCCATGAAAATCATGGAGATTGGGACCTATCATGGAGCCAATCTCTGTAGTTTGTTAAAGACCTATGCCGCTCCAGAGGGGTCGGTTGTTCACTGTGTGGATCCGTGGATAGACTATGATGGGTATGATGAATATCATAGCCAACAGAGTATAAATTATCACACGATGATCCAGAATATCTCCAAACTGTCCCCACCTGATCTCCATAAGATCTATTTGCATCGCGGTCTATCAGGAGATGCGGATCGGTTTCTCCCCCCAGGCCTCTACGATCTCATCTACATTGACGGAAATCATACCCTACGCTATGTGCTGGAGGATCTTGTGCTCAGTATGAAGCGAATCAAGAAAGGAGGATGGATCGTCATTGATGATCTTCAGTGTCCCGATGTGGTGAATGTGATTCAGCGTGCTCTTCCGATTTATGAGGGGGTCATTGACACGGTTCAGAACCATTCAGGTCAGCTCTTTCTTCATATGAAGTAGACTTATAAGAGACACACACGATCCATTGTGCTCGGCTGACGATAGACGGAGTTTCGCACGACATAGGTCACATAGGGAGAGAAGACCACTTGCTTTCCTGCCTGATAGATGGAATGAACCAAATGATAGTCTTCATGCTCAGAAGAAAGAAAACGAAACCCCTCTTGGATAAGGGATGCTCGGTAGGCGAAACTGATCCCTATCTCATTTTTAACAATCTGGGTAGAGGAAGGTGGAGGAAGAATAAGTGCCTTGTCGTTCATCTTGAAGACGATGAGATCTGCTGTAGGGGTGATGTGGCACTCTTCCTGGAGTCGTTCTACATAGTCGGGAGTGAGACGGTCATCATCGTCTAGGAAGGCGACCCATGGAGTCTGAACCCAATGGAGCCCCACATTTCGAACATATCCCGCTTTACTATGAACGGCCGATACGGTGCCTGTCTTGACAATGGAGGCAAACATGATGCGAGGATCTTTGAGGGAGGGGAGGGCTTTGACCATGGGTTGACATCCGTCGAATAAAATGATGGCTTTCCAATGTGGACACGTTTGTTGAAACAAGGACGTAATGGCGCGTTGAAGACTTGGTCGTTGAATCGTGGGAAGAATGAATGTGACAAGTGCGGGATCAGATGCATGTGATGCATGAAAGAGGGTGAGGCGTGCCATGGCGGAGTCATAGGTTTCTTTGAAGGCGAGCTCTCTTGTAAAGAGGTGAGGGCATGCAGATGGTGTATGGGGCTCAGGTGCGGAGGAGCGAACGGCCAAGAGAAGAGGAGAGGTTAGCTCGGTGGGCTCCACAGGCTTCACATGCTCCTCTACAGGCTCCTCCACCACCACAGACTCCACAGGCTCCTCTACAGACTCCTCCACGGGCTCCTCTACCGCCTCCACAACCTCTTCAACATGCTTCTCCACATCCTCCACAGGCTCCACGATCTCCACCACAGGCTCCTCCACCACCACAGGCTCCTCCACCACCACAGGCTCCTCTACAGGCTCCTCCACCACCACAGGCTCCTCTACAGGCTCCTCCACCACCACAGGCTCCTCCACCACCACAGGCTCCTCTAC